TCAGAGACGATGAATCTCTACCCGATGAGCAAGTACCACAGTTAGACGCGGAAGACTCTGATGACGAAGACCCAGAAGAATCAGACGAAGCCGATAACGTTGATGATGAAGAAGAAATCGAAGAAGATGAAGTGGAAGCAGAAGATGCGGATGATACGTCTACCCAAGAAGCTGATGTCTACACTACTGATGACCTCGATTTGGATGCTGCTGTACTCGTTAAAATTGACGGGGAAGAAGTAGCTGTTACCTTTAATGACCTTATAAAAGGTTATTCTACTGAACAACATCTTTCTAACAAGGGTCGTGAACTTGGCGAAGCACGTAAGGTAATGGAAGAGGAGTATCAGAGTAAGATCCAAGAGATTAACTCGATGGCTCAAGCTTCTGCCGCTGTGCTTTATAGTCAAGAACAAGAACTCGCTAAGGAATACCATGAGATTGAAGCAGCTATTGAACAAGCTCGTGCTGATGGCGACACCTATGAAGTTAATGAACTGAAAGATAAACGAGAGCAATCTCAAAAACAATACTGGGAAGCACGCAAAAAACGTGAAACACTAGTACAGACAGTTCAAAAACAAGAAGAAGAAAAGTTAAATCAACAATGGTCTCAACAACTAGAGTACTTTAACGAAACAATTCCAACGCTAATTCCTGATTTTAATGAGGATACTGCAATGGCAATTCGTGAATTTGCTCTTGAAGAAGGAATTCCTGCAGAAGTATTAGATACTATTGCAGATCCTGTTATTGTTAAGTTTGTTGATGACTATCGTCGATTAAAACAAGGTGTCTCTAAAGGACAAGCTAAACGTAAAACCACTGTAGTTAAAAAAGCGCCTATTCGTAAAGCTAAAACTCGTTCCCAGAAGGAAACAAGTAATGCTGAACGACTAAGGCAAAAGGCTTTAAGTGGTAATGCTTCAGCTGATGAACAACAAGATTTTCTTAGGAGTTTAGCACAACGCTCACTTAACTTATAATACCTCGGAGGTATATGAATAATGGCTAATAATCTTGGTGTTCGCGGCACCGGAGGTCCAGCAGGACCAGCTCGCGGAACCGGCAAAGACGTCTCACAGCGTGAGGATCTTGCTAACTTCATCACAATGATTACTCGTGATGAAACCCCTTTCATGTCATCTATTGGCAAAGCAAAAGCAACAGCTATCTACCATGAGTGGCAGACAGACCAGCTGGAAGCACCAGGCAACTCTCGCATTGGCGAAGGTACAGACTGGATTGCACCAGACGCAACAGGCTCAGGCGGTACAGGTGCAACACCTGCAACTGGCGACAAGTTTGCTATTTCAGGTCCATATCGCACTCGTCTGGGTAACTACACTCAGATCAACGGTAAGACAATTGCTGTATCAGGCACACGCCGTGCAGTAGATCAAGCTGGTGTAGCTGATGAGTATGCTTATCAGTTGAAGAAGCGTGGTACTGAACTACGCCGTGACGTTGAGTTTGACATGGTTCACTCAATGAACACTTCAAACGCTGTAGGTACACAGAACGCTAACGCTCGTTCAGCTGGTGGTTATCAGGCTTTCATCAACTCAGCTTCAACAGTTGACTACGTTGGTGAATTCCAGGCTCCTTCAGCAGCAACAACTGGTGCTGGTACAGATGCAGACGGTACAGCCGTAGCACGTTCAACCATTGCTGGTTCAACTACTGCACCTGATCGTGACCCAATTGCTTTGACTAACATTGACTCAGTCATGCAGAAGATCTATGAGCAAGGCGGTAAGGCCTCAAAGATCATGCTGTCACCAAAGCTTCGCCGTGACTTCTCTGACCTGATGGTTGGCGACACAGGCGTACAGCGTAATATTGACGACTCAGGCAAACTGCGTCAGTCAGTTGACATCTATATGTCAGACTTCGGTGATCTGATGGTAGTTCCTAACTACGTCATGGGTCTCACAAACAACTTCGCGTTTACTGGTGACAACAACGTTGCTCACTCAGGCGCTGGTGTTACTAACCTTGCTAATTTCTCTGCATTGATCTATGATCCAATGTGGTTTGCTGTAGCAACTCTGCGTCCTCTTGCAGAAGTTGACGTAGGCCAGCAAGGCGACTCAACTAAAGGCATGATGGTTGAAGAATCAACCTTGGAAGTACGTAACCCATTGGGTTGTGGTGCTATCTACGGTCTAGAGTAGGTTTTATTGAGGGGAGGCTTTTGGGCTTCCCCTCTTTTTACTATAGGAGAGACTAATGCCAATAACAATTAAAATGCTTGACCAAGAAAAAAATTATAAAGGTCCACTGCCTAAGTCTAAACCACCTAAAAACGCTCGGCCTAACCATCCAATGAATACTGAAAAAACTACTGGTCTTAAAGTAGATCCTCAGTACAAATCTGTTGGTGGCATAGTTTATAAAGGGAGATAAGTATGAAAACTTGTCCAGGGTGTCCAACACCTAAAAAATGCATGGCAATGGGTAAATGTTTAAATAAAGAAGCTAATAAAGGCATGAAGATGGATCCTCAGTATAAATCTGCTGGCGGTACTGTTTTCAAGGGGCGTTAAAGATGAAAATTAAATCAGGTGATACACTATCTCAGATTGCTAAAAGTCAAGGTATGACACTTAAAGCCTTACTTGCAGCAAACCCACAAATTAAAAACGCTAATCAGATCCGTGTAGGTCAGTCTATTACTATTCCACCTAAGGCTATGCAAGCTGGTTCAGCTAGCAAGAATCCATATGCGGGTATGACACGTACACAAATGAATATGATGGACGTTAAGAACAAAGATACCAATAAACAAGAAGCTGTAACTCGTGGTATGCAAACACAAGGAAAGTATGGTGGCTCTAAAACTAGTCCTACTAAATCAAAAACTGAAGAAACATTGCGTAAAGCACCACATATTGAAAGCCCTTCACAATTGCGTGAACGTGCTAAAAAGTATGCAAACCGTAAAAACAAACGTTAATAAACAAATAGGAGTAAAGTAAATGCTAGTTATTCAAACTGCTAACGGGAATACTTACCCCGCTGAAACTTGTGTATGGCGCACTGCTGTTGTAAGTGGCGGCAATGGCTATAAGCTAACACATTTAACTATTGGATCACCAACAATTGCGGTAGGCGCGGCTCCAGCTGCAGCCCCGGCAGGTGCTCAATTAGGATACATTGGAAAGTCAGGTCGTTTTGTAGCGTATACAGAACCCGCCTAATTAAGTAGGAGAGGACATGAGTAAAGAAACAGACTTTAAATTCTATAGTGCAACTGTAGGAGCCAATGAAGGTATTCAAGCTGGCTTTGATCTTCAGAGTGGAGATTGGCAAGCAATACAAGATATTTCAAAGTATAAGGAAGCAGCAAAACTTCAGCGAGATAAAGAAGCATATTATGGTAAAAGCAATAATGGATACCGTAAAATGGCAACTATCCCTGATATTGTAGCTATTAAGATTCTTGAAGACCATAAACTAGATCTACACGATCCAGCTTTTATGCAAGATCCTAATAACCTTAAGAAACTTAAAAAGATCTTAATTACAGAATACTCCGATTTGGTAATTAATACTTAATTAGGAGGCCACAGATGGCATTGACTTATCAACAGCTTATTGATAAGGTTCGAAACTGGTCAAATAGAGATGAAGCAACTGTATCAGATGCAATCATTGGTGATTGTTTAAAGTATGCAGCAGATAAGGCTTATAAGAAGCTTCGTGTACCACCACTAGAAAATGTAGCTACCTATAGCGGTGCTTCATTGTTAAGTGCTACAACTTCATCTAATCAGCTTAACGGTAGTATTACTGAAATACAATTACCGTTTGACCTAGTCGAATTTATTCAAATAAGAGAAGTGGACGCCAATGGTAATAGCACTCGTGTATTTAATGAAAAGGTAGACATCCGTACTTTTAACGATGTTCTTGCTGAGAAATACACAGGCTATAATTATTGGGCTCGTCAACAAAACGTTATTTTATTAACACCTGGCTACGGTCAGGGTAGTACTAGCGGTTCAGCTAATGCTATTGAACTTTATTACTATCGTAATCTACCTGCACTCGATGCGCTATATGCAGTAACAGTACTTAACTATGCTGCTGGTTTTCTAACAACAGCAGGTGCTGGCGCAGGGATTAATAACTCAGCATTACTTTACTTTAATAGTAATACTGGTGTAACTGCATATGCTACTGCAACAGCAGCACAGGCTGCAGATCCTGCAGGAACAGTAACTTCTACCTATTACATGGGTACACTTGTTCCTAACTGGTTAAGAGATAGCAACGAAAGAGTTTTAATCTATGGAGCATTAGCTCAAATTTTTGGTTATGTTCAAGAGGACGACCAAGCAGCAAAATATTTACAAGCTTTCAATGCAGAGATTGCTGAACTTAATGACGAAGATGCTAAGCGGAATGCCTCCGGTGGTAATCTACAAGTAAACTTTAACGGGAGAGGGTTAATATAATGGCAACACCAGCAAGACCTGGATCCTTTACGGGTGCTACTGATAATGCATCAAGTGGAGGTTTATTTACAGATACACTGATTGATGGTATCCCCGATATTGTAGGTGCAGACGTAGCAGCCGCACAAGCGGCGGCAACTGCAGCGGCAGCATCTGAAACTAACGCAGCTACTTCAGAAACCAATGCGGCAACTTCTGCTACAACAGCTTCAACTGCAGCAACAAATGCGGCTAATAGTGCTACAGCGGCGGCAAATAGTGCCACGGCAGCAGCAACCTCAGCTTCAACTACGGCAGCTGACGCAGCTACAGCAACTGCTCAAGCAGCAGCAGCCTCTACTTCCGCAACTAATGCTGCAGCGTCTCAAACAGCAGCAAGTAACTCAGCAACTTCAGCAGCAACAAGTGCTACTCAAGCGACTGCTTCTCAAAACACTGCACTCGCTTCTGCCTCTTCAGCAAATAGCTCTGCAACTGCAGCTGCTACAAGCGCTACTAATGCAGCTACAAGTGAAACCAATGCTGCTACTAGTGAAACCAATGCAGCCACTTCAGCTACAAGTTCAGCTAATAGTGCAACAGCTTCTGCGACTAGTGCTTCAAATGCAGCCACTAGTGAAACTAACGCGGCTACAAGTGAAACCAATGCGGCAACAAGTGCTTCTGCAGCAGCTACTAGTGCTACGAATGCAGCAGCAAGTGAAGCAACAGTAACAGCAGATGCAGCAGCAGCAGCAACTAGTGCAAGTAATGCTTCTACTTCTGAGACAAATGCAGCGGCAAGCGCAGCGGCAGCTTTAGCTTCTGAAACTGCAGCAGCAGGTTATGTTGATGAGTTTGATGATCGTTATCTTGGATCTAAAACTTCAGATCCAACACTAGATAATGATGGAAATGCCTTGACAGATGGTGCGTTGTATTATAATACAACTGTTGACCGTATGAAGGTATATGATCTCAGCACTACTTCCTGGTTATTTATTTCACCAACAGCAGCAGAACAAACAAACATTGATGCAGTAGCAAATGATATTACTAATGTTAATACTGTAGCTACTAACCTTACCGACATTAATTCATTTGCTGATACATACTTTATCTCAGCAACAACACCACCTTCACCAACAACAGGTGATCTGTGGTTTGATACTACTGCAAGTATTATGAAAGTGTATGATGGTAGTAACTTTGTTAATGCTGGCTCTGCAATTAACGGAACTTCAGCTAGATATAATTATGTAGCAACAGCAGGTCAAACTACCTTTGCAGCTACCTATGATGCTGGTTTTGTAGACGTATACCTGAACGGTATTAAGCTAGTTAATACAACTGACTTTACTGCGACTTCAGGAAGTGATATTGTACTTACAACAGGTGCAGCTTTAAATGATACTGTTAATATTGTAGGGTATGGGACTTTTGTACTTAATAATACTTCGCTAGATGATCTTGTAGACGTAAATACTACAGGTGTTGCTAACGGTGATACAATTGTTTATAACAGTACATCAGGAAACTTTGAAGCTGGAACAGCTGGTGCAAGTGCAGGCTTTGCAATTGCAATGTCAATAGCCCTATAGGAGTTTATAATGGCACAAAATTTTAGAAGATATACCCGAAATGATGTCGGGACATCTGCCTCGGATATTCCTAATGGGGCAAACTTTGATAGCTATGATACCATTGTTGGTATTCATATGACTAATATTACATCAAATTCAATTGTTGTTGACGCTTATATTAACGATGGTACTAATGATATTTACCTTGTTAAAGGCGCACCTATTGCAGCTGGTGGAGCATTACAATTACTTGATGGTGGTGCTAAGATTGTAGTACAATCAGGTGATCGCCTTTACGTCAAATCAGACACAGCTTCTTCATTAGATGTTTGGGTATCTGCCGTTGATGACATCTCAGCTTAAGGGAGGAAACTATGGGTTACATTGGTAATCAAGCCGTTCAAGGCTATAGCAGTATTCCTGCAAAGCAAGATCTTACTGGTGCTACTGGCACAACCCTTACACTATCTCATGCTGTAGCAAACTCAGAGTCTATTGATCTTTACATTAATAATGTACGTCAAGAGCCTACTGAAGCCTATACAGCCGCTGGAACAACGGTAACTTTAACTGGATCAGTAATAGCAACTGATGACATTTATGTGGTTTACAACGCATTAGCATTACAAACTACAGTTCCACCTGATGGCTCTATTACACAAGCCAAGTTAGACCCTGCACTCGTACTAGGTGGCGGTAGTTATCTCGGTGATAGTGGTGGTGGTACGGCAGATATCTTTCGGGTGCATGAGAGTGAGTTAAACACTAGCGTCACAGTAGTAACTAACACCAACGCCCTATGCGCTGGCCCTCTAACCCTAGCGACAGGAGTTACCGTTACAGTTAATGGTAATCTGGTGATAGCATGAGTGAACTAAGAGCAGACACAATCACTGCCAGCGATGGCACAAGTCCTGTCACGTTGACTAAGCAGAGTGCGGCGAAAACATTTTTACAATGTAACCTAAGTGGTCCAACGCTAGAACAAAGTTTGAATATTGCTTCTGTAACAGACGTGCAAAGCGGAAGGCACGAATTTAATTTTTCTAATTCGTTTGCACAGAGAACTTATGCCGCAGTTTGTGGTGGTGGTGGAGACACACTGAACAATACTCTTGCAAATGTCGCTACTGCAACCCCCGGAAAAACAACCAGTAAAGTTACCGGAGACACACAGTATCAGCAAAACTTAGTGTTTGAACCAACTGAATGTGCAATAGCAATTCACGGAGACTTAGCATGAGTGAGATAAAAGTAGATAACCTCACTGGCAAGACATCCGCTGGTGATATCACAGTGACCTCTGAAGGCGGTGCGGCAACGCAGAGTTTGCAACAGGGTTTAGCGAAGTGTTGGGTAAACTTTAATGGCACTGGTACTATTGCAATTCGTGACTCGCTGTCAGTAAGCGGATTGGTCGATAATAATACAGGAAATTACACTGTTAATTATAGCAATAGTATGGGCAATGATGACTACTCCAGCACTGTAAGTGCAAACGCAAGCAGCGGTCTTTTTGGCACTCTGCAAAGCGAAGCATCTATGACAACTACAGCAACAAACATTAGTTGTTACAATGGCAGCATAGGTACAGCAGACCACGCTGTTGTTTGTTTGCATACACACGGAGACCTCGCATAATGGCTGGAAAAATTATAGCAGATACGCTGGAACACAGCACCGCTGGGTCAATCGCCACGAACTATGTTGTTAATGGTAGTGCGAAGGCGTGGATACAGCACAATGCAGGAACATCCATTACTAACAGCCTAAACTACGCCAGTCTTACGGATGTTGGCACAGGAAATTACCGCCCAAACTACACAAACAATATGGCAAACAATGACTACGCAGCCGCTGGTTTTGCTGGCAACGCAAGCACTAGCGTATGTTCCGGCAACGAAATGAATGTAGCATATGTAGATACATTTTATCGTGTGGGAAGCACAGGTTCTGTTGCGGATGTTTCAGAAGCGCAGTTTATGGTTTT